ATCACAAGTAACTTCACCTGTGCAAAGCACACTTACAAAAGTTACAAACGTAACTGACGGAACCCAAGGAATTATAACATGACAAGCGTATTTGCAAGAAGCCAAAGAAACAGCAGGATAACACGACCTCAAAATAGAGATAATATTGATAACATGCTGTTTTCCAGTATTTCTGAAGCAGTTGTTACTAGAACCGGCGGTCAAGGATATTTTTATGTGCGAAGAATTGGTAATGATTTTGCAGACCAAGGCGAAGTATATGTGCAAGCAATTTCACATCATGCTTCATATGCACCTGCTGACTCAGGTGGCGACAATGTAGATAATTTTGAAGATTCACAAACTGCATCAGGTATGGTTGTTCCACAACCTCAAGTTGGCACCAGAGGAATTATTGCAACACCTAATAAAGATGCGATGAGAGGTGTTTGGTTAGGAGCAATTATGCCTCCTGGGTTAGGACAAACTATTCCGGAACCTGCTAGAAGTGATCGAGTTACAGGCGACAGTGTAAATGATCTTGCGGCTCCGATGGGAACTCCGGCGGCTGAATTGAATAGAACTGCATATGATGGTAGAACAACACCTGACAGGGCACAGCGAGCAGTACATCCTTTTGCAAGCGTTTTGCAAAGACAAGGATTGTTAGTTGATACTATTAGAGGCTCGTCAACATCAAGCATGTTGCGTGATAATGACAGTAGGATGATAGGATTTAATACTCCAGGAGGGTTTGGAACGTCGACTACTCTAGTTGAAACAAACGGCCCGGGCGGAGAGCGTGAACGTAATCCACAGCGTCTTTCAAGACTAGGCGGTCATACATTTGTTATGGATGACGGAAGCGATGACGGAAGCAATAATATGGTAAGAATACGTTCTAGCAAAGGAGCCCAAATATTATTCCATGATACTGAAGAATTAGTTTATATTACTAATCAAAACGGAACAGCATGGATAGAAATGACAGCCGATGGAAAGATTGACGTGTATGCTAAAGACAGTGTCAGCATACACAGCGAAGCAGACTTTAACTTTAGAGCAGATAGAGATATTAACTTCGAAGCAGGTCGTAACTTAAATCTTAAAGGAGTTGATAGAACACAAATTGAAGGTGACAAATTACGCATAGTTGCTAGAGATAATGGCATTATCGATGTAAGAGGAAATTTAGATTTTACTAGTACTAACTTGAGATTATCCACAAATGATCTAAGCATTAATTCAACAAACCTAAACATATCAAATAAAATTAATACTGAAATTCGAAGTGGAGAAATAGATCTTGTTACACAATATGGTATGCGTACAAGCCATGGCACGGGACTTGAAGTTAAAACTAATGTTTTTGAAAATCAAGCATGGTTTGCAAACACATACAACTCGGGCAGAACTTACTACAAAGGAGAAACTGTAATATTCAATCAAGTATTTTATCGTGCATTACAGCAAACAATTCTTCCAAATACTCCAGCAACACCAGCACCGCCTGCACCAGGACCGTTCTGGGAAATTATACCACCTGTTATTCCACAAACAGTTCATGGAGATTTTAAAGTAGACACAAATGTAGCAGGACCTTTACCTGGACAAATACAACTGTTTAGTAAAGATGCTGTCAAAATAACAGCCACCGAAGGAACTATTGATTTATTAGCAGTAGCACAAAATATTAATTTAACAACTCCTCAAACAGTTTACATTGATGGATCGAGTGCAGTACATCTTAATTTACCTGGCCCGGGTGCTGTACCAGCAACACCTATTCCAATATCGGCATTATCTACAAGCATACCGTTCCCGTATGATACAAGTGCAGAAGGATCAGGTAATGTTGCAGAACTTGGTGTATTTGAAAACTCAGTAACAGATTCTAGTTTAGCATGGAACGAAGGATATTATCAAGCAGAAGAATTACTGTTTAGTATAATGAAAAGAATTCCAATGCATGAACCATGGACAGGACACGAAAGCGGCGACGGTTCGCAGACAAGTTCTTCATTCACTGATAGACAAACCAGTGGTAGATAAAGTGGGTAAATAGCATTATGTCACAGTATAAACAAATTAATATTGCAGGAAAAACAAGCACACAACAAACACAAACTGTTAGTCAAGTGTATAGAGGTGTTAGCACAGTTGATCCAGCGAGTAAAAACTTTGCAATATATGACATTGATCTTATCAAACAAGATCTACTAAATCATTTTAGTATTAGAAAAGGCGAAAAGATATACAATCCAAATTTTGGTAGTATTATATGGGATTTGATCCATGAGCCGCTAACTGCTAAAACTACAGAATTATTGGAGCAGGATGTAATGTCAGTGTTGCGTTCTGATCCTAGAATTTTAGTTGATAATGTAGCAATTTATGAACAAGAATACGGCATACAAATTGTGATAGAAGTTAATTTTAAAGACTTTAATCAACTAGAAACCATGGTATACAATTTTGATAAAGCCAACGGAATTGTAACATAAGAATAATATACGCGGTTTATAATTAAAGGTAAATATTTGCATGGCAAGTTATGACAGACAAAACTCACTATTAGTAAACGAAGATTGGACTAAAATCTATCGATCTTTTACTGATGCAGACTTCACTTCCTACGATTTTCCAACAATCCGTAGGACTATGATCAACTATCTACGTAAGAATTATCCAGAAGATTACAATGATTACATAGAAAGCAGTGAATATCTTGCACTTATTGATGTAATCGCATTTTTAGGTCAGAGTTTGTCATTCCGTGTAGACTTAAATGCACGTGAAAACTTTATTGAAACTGCACAGAAAAAAGAAAGTGTTCTTAGACTTGCACGACTGGTAGGTTATAACAATAAAAGAAATACTCCTGCTAGTGGATTGTTAAAAATTACTGGTGTACAAACAACACAGAATCTTACAGACAGTAATGGTACACAGTTAAGAAAGAGATTTATCTTATGGAATGACGATTCTAATGTTAATTGGCTAGAGCAGATTAACACAATTATGAATAATGCATTCCAAGGAACAACAGTATTCGGAAAGCCTAATGCATCTTCTGATGTTGGCGGCATCCGTACAGATCAGTATAAATTAAACAGCAGAAATACAGATATTCCGACTTATAAGTTTAATAAAATTATAAGTGGTACACAAACACAATTTAATATTGTTAGTGCTAATTTAAAAGATAATAATATTTTTGAAGAAACTCCATTACCAGGAAACACTTTTGGATTGTTGTATAGAAACGACAAGCGTGGTAACAGTTCTGAAAACACAGGATTTTTCTTGCATTTCAAACAAGGAGAAACATTTACTTCTAAATTTGCAATTAACGATCCTACAACAAACGAAGTAATCAATATTAACACACCTAACATTAACAATGACGATGTTTGGTTGTGGGAATTAGATCAGTTTGGAAACTACATTAGACAATGGACAAAACTAGACAGTGTGGTTGGATCAAATGCCATTTATAATTCTGCAACAAAAAGCGATAGAAAAATATATTCAGTTATTTCAAAAGACAAAGATCAAGTCAGTTTAAATTTTGCAGACGGTAGTTTTGGTGATTTACCTAATGGTAACTTTAGAGTTTATTATAGAGTAAGCAATGGTAGAACATATACTATTCGTCCAGCAGAAATGCAAAATATCATTATTGATATTCCATACACTTCAAAAAGTGGACAAGAAAATATTCTTACATTACAGTGTGCATTACAGTCTACAGTAACAAATGCTTCTGCAACTGAAACAGTTACAAGCATTAGAAATAGTGCTCCGCAAACTTATTATACACAAAATAGAATGATTACTGGTGAAGATTATAACACTTTACCTTTAACAGCAAATCCTCAAGTAATTAAAAGCAAAGCAGTTAATAGAGCAAGCAGTGGCATTTCTAGACAATATGAAATTAAAGATCCTACAGGAAAATATTCTAGCACAAATATTATTGCAGATGACGGAATATTATATAAAAATGACTACGAAGTAGATTTTAGTTTTACATTCAGCACAAGAAATGATGTATTAGGTATTTTGCGTAATAGAATTGAGCCTATAATTGCTGGCATTAACACAAAAAGTTTTTACTATGATAAGTTTCCTAGAATACAAACAGAAGGACTTAATATTGATTGGGTAAATTCAACAAATACAAGTGATGGGTGTACAGGGTATTTTAGAAATACTGTAAATGGTGCTCCAATTACTGTAGGAGCATTTACAGGAAACAATTTTAGATTCATTGCAACAGATAGTATGATTAAATTTGTTCCACCTAGTGGAAGATATTTTTTAC